GTGGTCATGTGGTCACTTTGTTCACCGCTATGTTCAAGCCGATGACTACAGCAGGTATAGTCAAGTTATCATACTCCTATGTATATATTATATTGAGAGTAGTACCCTATGAGTATTGACTATTCGCTATGGTCATCTGTGTGAATAGACCTATGAATAAAGTGAACATAGTGACGTGCTTTGCTTTCACGTTGAAACCATAGACTTGCATCTGTATAGGGTGTTGAATCAACACCCCGTATATGCAGGGTGGTGCGACGACACCCCACCAATCAACCTCGTGCTTATAGGAGAAAGCCCTGCTGTCGTGCGTTGCTCGGACCAAAGAGAAAATCTCACGTACAAATGCGAGAGCCGTGAAGAGTCCAACCCATATGGGTGCGACTCAATTCAATGAACAAGGCCGAGCGCAATGCGAGGGCGTAGTGAAGAGTCCAGCACCCCGTACGCTACGTGCTATGTAGGATTTTGCGATAAAAAAAAGCCCCCCTCCCACGCAGGGAGGGGGGCGAACAGCGAGAGAGAGGCCTCCTCACGCACCTGAATGCGTGAGGAGGCGGCTACCGTTGCACACAGTACAACGGCTTACGACAAACGGACTACTGCGAGCCTACTCAGAGGGCCGCATCGTACTTGGCGATGAGGGTTGGGTTGTCACCAATCCATGTGATGGAACGGTCTTTCGCACCAACACCCTTGTATACGGACTCAGGAGCACCCATTATACGAGCCATTCGACAGACCGTGACCGCCGCCATTTCAGCGAGCACGTCGAGTGTGTAAGGAGTCGATGCTGATTGAGCCACATGCTTAGGCGTGTTACCAGCCTTCTTGACGACCTCGACCTTGTGTCCCTGCTTGTACACGGATGCGGTCTTGAGGAGGGCTGCTTTGGCGGCTTTGTCCAAGCCAACGTGCCAGTCGTCACCAACGGTTGCACGAATGAATGCCTTCCGAGCCTTGTTCTCGTTCACATAGACACGTGGGTTGCCCATCTTATCGACAACACCTTCCGCATACCACGCATCCCCGTCTGCGACGACGGTTGCCTTGAGGTTGGCTTGTGCCACACGCTTGAGTTGGCCACGAGCCGACCCCATCGCATGCGCCCAAAGGTTGCGAATCTGTCCCTCGTTTGCGCCTTTGCTCACCTTGTAAGTGCGCTCAAGCATGGCGACCATGTGTTTTGCAGTGCTCGTGAACGTGGGTACTTTCGCCTTGAAATCAGCGTTCCCGTACTGGTGTCCGAGGGCAACGGATGTAGTCATGATGTCGAGCAACTCTTTGCGAGTGTAGGTGCGAAGGTGCGATGGTTCGGTTGGGACCGAGCCGTTGAAGGTGAATGCAGGGACACCATGCACGTCGAAGACGATGGGGATGGTGAGTTTGGTGCGCTTGCTCGTGAAGAAGCCAAGCATCACCTCCGCAAGTGGTCCCATTTGCATAGCAAACGGGAGGGTTCGGTCGATGGCAGGCAACGGGTTCTGTGTGTTCTGTGACATGTTTGATACCTCGACCACTCTCTCTTTGCCGAGTTATAAAGCAAACAGCCCGATACAGCGTTTTTCTTCGTGTGTGCGCTTTGCGTGTGAGCATAGCACAAAGGCATAGCGTGGGCGAGAGAAGGCAGGGTTTCCATATGCAACACCCATATGGGTTGGGTTCAAGGGACGCTATTCATGGGGGCTTGCGTATGACGAGGTGTTATGCTATAGGCGTGGGGCGATGAGCCGCCGTCATAGCACGTAGGCGTGCTATGCGTAGGCGAGGGGCGAGAGCCGTACGCTATGCCCCCGCCCCTGCCCACGTGAGTACCCCGTTCTATAGACCGTGGCACTGCGCCATAGCACAGACCCATAGCACGACCCATAGCACGCCCCTTAGACGGAGGCATAGCATAGCATAAACCCATAGCACTTCTTTTAGTCACGCACACCTTTCCGAGAAAAAAAATTTCAAACAAAATTTTTATGATGAAACTACCTCCCAACACCATGAGCCAGTCATTTGACATAGCATGGTCTATGTTAAAACAAGACTTTCGTGAGGCAATGGAGTCGCAAGTAGACCCGCAGGGTCAATTGGCGCAAGCATTGGCTATGGCTCGACAGCAGGGACCGGCTCCGCCTATCCAGTTTGCTCCAAGACTACCGCAACCTCAAACAATGCCTCAAGACCCACGTCAAACAACCCTACCGCCTGAATTTATTGGTGATGCTACTGTAGGTAGTGACTTTAGTCAAGCCTTGCAAAACATCAAGCAAAAGCGGTGAACAAATGAAAGCCTTTGACATTGCTTGGTCTTTGCTCAAAAAACAAGATAAATTTTCTGCAAAAGAAATTCAAGATTTGGCTGAAAAAATGAAACGGGAAAAAAAGAGTGGTACATACGATTCAACAAGAGGTACAACTTTTATCGAAAATTTAATGGGTATACGTCCATTAAGACAAGCCTATTTTTCGCAACACGATAATTTAATGACTCATCAAGGTATCAAACCAAAACTTGGTCGGTTTCCCCACCATTTATATCCACCATTGCACCATAAAAATATAAACAGAGAATTTTTAGAAGGTTTAGAAAACCGAATGATGCCAAAAACAAGCAATACACCAACAAGAGTTGTACGCCGTATAGGTCATGGAGGAAGTGGGGAAAGATTTACTCTTGAAGATGATGAAGGAAAAGCCTACTCATCTCTTTCTGGTAGTATAGTAGACCCTGATGATTTTTCTTATTCTACAGCAAATCCAACATTAACGTATTTATCGGGTGAAACAACAGCCGGTGAACGACGTAAGGGTTATTACGAAAAACTGTTAAATACAATACTACAAAACAACATTAACATTCAATCAACAACAAGAAATAGCCAATCAGGACCGTTTCATCAAAAATTTCAAGGGCGTTTACCACCAAATATAGAGTTTAAAGAAAAAATAAAGGAAGAATCACTCATAAACCGTCCTATGTCAAGAAATAAATTTACATACATGAAAAATCCTATACTGGATTCAAAAAATCAAGCAATACGTCAAGTACAAGGTTGGGGTGATTTACAACCTGACTACAATGTTGTACCAATGGTAAACGTAAAAGATACAATAAATCCAAAATTAAAAGATGATTTGTCTCAAGAACATCAAGGAACAGAACAATTAAAACTTAACAATAGAGGATTTTTAGCAAGCAGTAATCCTAATAACCCAATGCATGATGCTTACGAATTAATGTTTACAACTCCAGAAGGGAAACGTTATTCAACGGCTCATGTATTAATGGATAAATATAATCCTGATTATGAAGACCATCCCTACTATGAAGGATTAGGTCACTTGTTTGGTTAGTAAAACAATTGCTGTGGTTGGAACAACGGTTCTTCCACTTTTTCGTCTTCTGTTTCCGATAAACGGCGAATAATATCTTCTGTAAACGGTGTAGTATTGTGAACGAGCGTTTCATCCTTGTTATCGACAATAACATGGTCTTTGTCAAGCGTTTTGATGGTGTCACGCAACTCTTCGCTTAATGCAGTTGGTAGTTGCAGTGTACCCTTAAGGAGTCGAAGGTCGTCAAGTACACCTTGCAACTGCTTTTGCATTGTACCTGCACCACCTTTTGCTTTTTCAGCCATCTCCAAAGCACGCTGTTCTTGTTGTGCTTTTTGGTCTTGACGTTGTTGAGCCGCCGCATTTTGTTGTTGTTGAGCCATTTGCATTGCAAACTGCTTACCCGACATTTGTTTTGCACCTTCTTTAGCCGCCTGTGTTGCTCCTTGAGTTGCTGCACCTGTTGCTGCATCTGTTGCTGCTTGTGTAGCCCCTTGTGCTGCCGCACCTGTTGCTGCTTGAGTAGCACCTTTAGCCGCCGCTTTAGCACCTGCACCAGCAGCAGCCTCAACTCCTTCTTTTCCTAATTTGCGACCAAGAGCACCCATACCAAGACCACCAAGTAGTGGTAAAAGCAGTGGTAAGATTGGTGCTTTAACCACCAATACCTTGTCGCCCATGCCATTCGTATGCGTCGGTATTTCTAAATTGTATCGTTGCCTCGCACAAGTATGGTCGGAGCGAAGCCTGTGCTTATTCGCAAGCAACAGACTCGTCTTAGCAACTTTTATCCAGTAAGTTTGCCCGAAGTTCCAACGCCAAGAGCACAAGAACTGTATTCTCAATTGGCAGATATGGAAAACATACCACCAACCCAAACCACACTTGGTGAGTTTCATACTCAAGGTATACCTAAAGTTTCACCATTATCAGCAGAACAGCAATTAAACATGCATCTTGACGAGTTGCGAGCCAAAACGGAAAACCCCGAAGACATTGTGCAACAATATATTGAAGATAAGCGTGATGCGGGTACAGTGGTTAATGTTCCAAAAACATTAGCAATGCAAAGAAATGACGAAATAATGCGTATTGTCAATCCAATACCGTATACAGAAGCATTGGATAAATTTGGTCGTTTACTACCAGAAAAAAATACTACTCCATCACCAAGATTTGCATATGGATTAAAAAACACTCCACAATTCCGTGATTACTTTGGCCGTCAAACTACGTTGCCTGAACATTTTCCTTCATATCATACCGAAAATTGGCTTGACCCTGAAACAGGGATGGTGCGTGAAGGTGCAGTAGCCCCTGTAACGGCTGTGCGTCTTGCAAATAGTGATGACATTATGGGAGGAATGGCACAAACAGGTGGTGGTTTAATACCACTTCCAAATACATCGAATGAATCTTACGAGGAACGTAGATTGGTACGTCGCCCATTGTTAATAGAATCAGGAAATCCACCGCTTGAAGAGTTTCAAAGTGGATATTTTTTAACCTCGCCATATGTTGCTGACATAGATAGGGCTGTTACAACTGGTCTTAGTGGTGCTAATGCGCTTATTGGAGTTCGAGGATTTGGAGCACCAAGTGGTGATGTATTTCAAGCACGCCCAGCAGGTGAAACAAAAGAAGGTGCAACGGAAGCCGTTGTACATAGCCGTATACCTCCTGAACGACTCGTACCGTTTCGATTTACTGATGCAAACAGGTCTGGAAAAAAAGAATCAATACCAAGTTTTCTTGAGCGTAATGACTTAAGAAATTTCTTTCGACCAAAAACCGCAGAAGACTTTCGTCAAGCAATAGGTCAAGAAAAAGATAGTGTAGTATCACGCAATCAAAAATTTGATTATATACGTGACCATTTACCCTTTATGCAATATGCTCCTCCCGAATTTGAAGAAATGGTTGATAGGCATGGACTACCTGCTGTGCTTACAGATGATGAAAAAATACGTTTTTTAGAAGCAATGGAAGAAGAAGACAAAATATCACATAGGGATTTATCATCTCCCAAAAAGCAATTAAATAGAAAATTAAGTATGTTGCGTAGATTGGGTGCAACGGATTGGTACAATAGAGAAGACGACGAATCACCTCTTTCACTTCGTGACATAACATTACCTCAATCATGGGGTGACCAAATGGCAGCATTAAGAAATGCACCACCACATCAAAAAAGTGCGCTTATTGAATTATTTAATCGAAGATTTGACACCAATTACCCAACCGATTTTAAATTACCTCCTGAAGTTTCAGATGATTTTAGCCAAAAGTATAAACAATTTATAAAAGAAAACCCCTCAATCCCAGAATTAGGTGACTTATTTGACTAAGTGATATTATGTTTAGAAATTTTAAAAGAAATGCGGATAAAGAAACCCGCTTAAATCCTTTGTCTATGGAAGACATTGACGCTCTTACAATTGCCACATTGCAAAGCATGGGTACAACGCCTGAAACATATAGTAGAAATGTAGGTCGAGATATGCCTGAAGATGCAATACAGCAAGGCGATGCTATTCTACAAAGAAAACCAAAAGTGCAAATGCCTAAATCGCATTTTAAACTACAAGGTGCTCAAGAAGAACAAGCGATGGATGAAATGGAACTTGACATTCCTGAATTTGAGTTTAATGAAGAACAAGCCAAAACAGCAAGTGGCTTGCGAGAAATAAAACGTGCTCAAGCAGTGGAACGAGCACTTAACGCATACAAAAAAACATACAAAGACCACGTTATGCAAGCCTTTGACAAGCACAAAGCCTTCATGCAAAGTCTTGGAAACCAACCAATGAGTGTTCAAGAGTTTATGCAACATCCAAAAGTGCCTTCCTTTGCTGATTATTACAAGCAAGCAAACGAAGGCACGATACCCGGTGGAGATTATGCGGAAGCCCATCCGTTTGCTATAACGCATCCTAAAGAATTTATTGAGCATAGAGATGGTACAGGCGACACATTACCACCAATTGGAATGGAAGGATTATTTGGTCCTAACAATGACCCATTCATCCCCGTCATCACAGGCGAGCCAATGGACTTGGCAATGGACACTTTGCTTAAGTTTCAAAGTGCCGCACAGCGTCGTATTTACAATCAAATACCATTTGCCGAAGAAGTGGGAAGTATAGATGATGTTGTTGCAATGCGAAATATACCAGTGCGTCGTTTGGAAAGTGGTGGTATGCCGTCATTTAACATGCCAGTGCCACTTCGTGGTAATCGACCCGGTGACCCATTACAATTTGAACGTGACATTCATGCAAAAGGCGGTGCAACTATACCCAGTTTTACACCCGATTATGAAATACCTGATGACCCTCGTAAAGAAATTCAAGGGACATTTGTATATCCATTAGATGTTTCATCATTTGCACCTGAACGATTCACATCAAGTGGTAATCCTGATTTTTTATCAACAGGTTATCCTGATATGAATAGAGGTATAGGTGATACTGTTACATTGGGTATACTTGAAAAACCTGAATGGCGTGCAGGTCAAGCACATGGAAGAAGCCAACCTGAAGGGTATCAACCATTTGGTTTTGACAAAGATGCATTTGTGCGTTTAGATGGTGGCTTAGGTGTAAGCGCAGTTGGTCCTCGTGAAGAGTGGAGCGCATTAGCCCGACGACTTTCACCTGCATTTGCAGAACCAAAAATTGGTGATGAAGCACTCCATCTGTATGACTACCCCGCACTTTACAGAACATTATCAAAACTTCCTGTTACCACAACTGCAAGTAATCGTAACCCTTTGACTGGATATAAACCTACAAACATAGATTTTCTTCTTGACCGCATGGGCGGCGCAAGAATCGTTGCCAGTGAACCAATGGACTTGGCAATAGATGCTTTGCTCAAAAACCTGTCACCTGAAGCCAAGCGTCACAAGTTGGAGTACGACAAAAAGTACGAGTCCAGTCCTGAACGAGTCAAGTATCGAGAGCAGTTGAACCGTGAGCGACGGCGACGTGGTATCTACGGCAGTGGCGACCACATGGACGTGTCGCATACAGAAGGCGGAAAACTGACACTGGAACCTGAACACGACAATCGAGCAAGGCATTTTAAGGACAAAGGAACACTACGACCCAGTGAGTAATATGACACGATGTAAGATGCTTGACGAATGGTTTGACGACGAATCAAAGCGTATTGATTCTATAGAAGCGAAGACTGGGCTTGAATTTGTAACTGGAAAGCCAAAGTCAAAAAAGTCACTTTGGTCACGTTGGTCAAAGTTATGGTCATTCAAATGAGTACTACTCTTAATTATAATATAATTGTAGTACCTATGAATAAATGACTATTGTATTGGTCAATTTAGTGACTATACCTATGAATAAAGTGAATAAAGCGGTAAAGTGACCATAGCGAAACGTTTATGTTGCCCATTATTTTGACCAACAGTGAGAACGATGCAGGGCAACACTGAAAATTCGGACGCTGAAATACGACTAATGGGACTTATTTTGTCGCAATCCGCACTGGTTGGATTGGCAATTGGTATCTTTGACAAGGATATTTGGCTCAACCACGACGACCCAATGGTAAACGGTTTTACCTACGCAATGGCGGCGTTCTTTGTACAAGGTATTGCGTACTATTTCTTCAAGATGTTCTTTGAACAAAACATGCAAGAGCGTGTGCGTATACAACAATCCGAGCGACAACGACAATCTCGTTATCGTTCATTGCAAACCAACTTCGATAACCGTCGTGCTGACATGGAGTTGCGTATACAAGAAGCACAACTTGAGCGTGAACTGCGTTGGATGGAAGAAAACCCCGGTAAAATGCCTCCATCGTGGGGCGTACAAGGTGGCTCTCCTTCATTGGTAAGCCAGTATGACGAAAATCAACTTAACAAATATCCTCCAAAACATGAGGCTATTGTTGATAAACCAATTAACTTGGGCATCAAAGAAGAAGAAAAGAAAGAGTGAGGTGAACCCGCATGGGTCGCATATTCAAAACGCCAAGTGATGACAGCACCGAAGCAACACTTCGTGCCATGCATACGCAAAACACACTTGACAATTATTACGAAAAGGGTTGGGGATGGCTTCGTACTATACTGTTTACTTTGATTGCTGTTTTAGCAACAAGCCTATGGGAAAAACACACAGATGCATCGGTATGGGACAATACCGTAGAGTGGTTTGTGGGTAAAGTCGAAAACTTCGGCAACTGGATATTGGGGTTGTTTTAATGGTAGACCCAGCAGGTTCAGCATTGGTCGGTGTCATGGTTTGGGGTCAAGCCCTGTGGAACTCATGGCGACCACGACGTGTTGGAATCTATGGTGCAGGTATGGTTGGTAAAACAACGCTTGACCGTTTTATGACAACACCCGGTGAAATGGAAGATATATCCGAAGAGGAACGAACAATCCATCGTAAAATGCTTGGTAAGTATAAAATGCCAAAACCAACACGTAAGCGTGTAAGTTGGAAAGGACACAAGCGAGTTGTGTTTTCTTCTGACGTAGGTGGACAAGAACGTTTTTGGAATCTTTGGATTGATGATATGGTCAATCGACAAGTTGAGGCCGTTGTCTACATGTTTGATGACCGAGCCTTCAAAGGTGGCAATGATGCATTGCAACAAATTGCAGGTTTCAAATTTCTCGTTGATGCTATTCTTAATCGACAATATCGTTATCGCAACTGGAAAGCCCGACGCAAAGGCAAGAAGTACATGCCTAAACTGATTATGTTGGTTGCAAATAAGGCTGACCGCTTCTTTGATGACACTGCCGCATTGTTGTGGCAACAAGACCGCATAGGTGAACATAAGATATTCGACCCTTTTCGGGATGATTTAATACGACTGCAACGTGGAGGTGTACCTACACGACGGTCTTTTATGGCTACAAGAATAGGGTGGAACGTTGAAAATACAATGGTCGATTTATTGACAGCATAGGTGAGCGCATGACAAAAACAAACATTACGTCTGTAGGAAACAAAACACAAAGTCTACGTACGGTTATTCCGTTGTGGATTGTAAAAGTCTTGAAACTATCAAAAGGTGACAAGATTGAATGGGATGTTGATGTACACAATAGCACAATTGAAATTAAGAAGGTGAAAGAATGAGTCTACTTTTTGACAGAAATACAGGTATGCAACGTTTAGGTTCTTCAAATGAAGCACATTTGTATGCACTTAGCCAGCAAGGTAATGAATCGTTGAATTATGCAACGCTTATGGAACAGGCTACTGCACAATCGGCAATGCAACAAATTGCATCGGAGCAAAACCTTGAAGTCCCAAAAGTCAATTTTTACCCATCACGTCATCCTGACCCACACAAAGCACGACGCAAAGATATTCGTCAAGCACGTAAGTTACTTTCACCAGCAAAGCGTGCATGGTTCAATCCTATGCGATTCTTATTTGGACAAAAATACCGATATGACCGCCAAGCCAGCATGTGCGTTGTTGATGGGTGTGATTGTGCAAAATTAATTCAGCACGACAATTTGTACGCAAAGATTACTGATGAAGAAACAGGATATTCACTATGGCAATTGTATTGGCAAAATCCTGTTACAAAAGAAGCCGAAGCGTTTGTTGCAAAAGAAAAAGTCATGAATGGACGTAAAATGAAAGGTACGTACTGTCCTGAACATTTGCATTTGTATCATCTTCTCAACAAATGGGAAGCCGAGGAAGACAAGTTACGTGAAGCAAATCCACGTCGTTTACGTGACCGTGTAAAGAAAGGCGTGTCGATGGTGACTGTACCTGTTGCTACCATTAAGAAAAAAGACCCGCAACCTGCTATGTTGGAAAAGTATGAACCTTTCTTTGCCGAACTTGACCGTGACCAAAAATCAACAAGCGGAATCAGAATACAATATGTTGAAAATCCTCTTACGAAACGAAATGACATTACAATAATTATATTCGATTTGCGTATTTTTGAGCATGAGTTGGCTATGATGAACCAACCAACCCCTGCTTTTCAAACAATTCTTAACCAACAAATGCAACAAAACACTATTGAAGAAGTACAACTTGGGGGAGAGTGAGTCTGATGTTGAATCTTAATCAAAACACCAATGCCAATGGTGCGCTTAACCTTGGTGTAAACAGTTCTCAACCCGCCATGCAGACACAAAATCCGTATCTAAATCAGCAAGCACAAATGGGAGCACAGGGTGCGTTTATGACAGGTATGTTAGGCGACAATGCACAATACATGAATCAACCTGTTATGCCTCCATCAGAAATTGAAATCCAAATTATGCTGTTGCGTGGTATTGTTCCAGTAGACCGATTTGTAGCAAGTGAATCTATGGCAACAATGGTACAAATGTTCAACGACCTTATGACGTTTAGTGTACTTGAAGTATTCAAGAATGCAACCTTTATTCCTGATGATGATGGTAATCTCAAAATGGACGTTACATCGTTGCCTTCTCATTTACAAACTATGAGTTCAGACAACATTGCATCCAAGTTTACGGCTCTCCAAAGTACGGCCAATCAAAACATACAGACTGCTGAACAACAGCAAATGCAGTTGAACCAAATGGCACAACAATCTATGATGGGCGGAGCACTAAATGCGGCATTGCAAAATGAAGGCATGATGCAAAAAGTAGGTGGCGGTGTAGGTCAATTTGCTCGTACACTCTTTACAGGACGATGATACTATGCAAGATAAAAATTACTTACCATACGGTTTTTCAACCTCTTCGCTGAACGTTATGAACCCACCACGTAGTGTCATTATCGACATGATTATGGTGCAGTTTATTTCAATCATTTTAACTATGATTGCTATTATGTTGTTTAAGGGTAATGAGTTGTCATCTACAACGTTGTCATACTTCCTTGTTGCTCTCTTCGGTAGTGTGTTGATGGTCACTGGAATTTATTCGAGAATCACTCGATAGCATCCACTTATGCAATGGACACGTTGAGTTTTTTAATTTTAATTTTGTGTTAAGATGACAGCCACAGGCTGTGCATCGTGTACCAAAGTGTGGACAAGAACGACACGCACGAAGCCGATGCAGTATTGTATTATCATCAGCATAATCCTTTCTTGATATATCTTTCATGGCTTGCTTGATGCTTCTAAACGAATCCGTTGAAATTGGAACTCCAGCGATTCGTTTGTTCTTCCACATAGTCTTCTCCAAAGATACAATCACCATAATTGTTTTCAAAGGGTATGCCTTAAGACAGACATGGCGGATGAGCGTGTCGTTAAACGTTCATGCTCTTTTTGCATGGACGAAGACCGTGAAGAGTTAGAAGAACAACTGCTTCAAGGCTACATTTCACCAAAGCAATTGGACAAGGATAAAGGGTGGAGGTCGAACACATCCGACCGCCATTATCGCAATCATATGGGTGAATATCATGTAGCCGCAAATGCATCTTGTGCGGTATGTACATCACCTCATCGAGCCGATTACGAAAGCATCTATTTTGCTGACGGCTCACAAAGCGAAGTCATTGCTCAAGAATTGGGAATCAGTGAAAACTTGGTGTACCAACACATGAAGCATCACTTCCAACCACTGGTGCAAAAAACTGCGGCTCTTGAGATAGCGTCGTTTGCTGTTGGCAATGAACTTACTCTATTGCGTAGCAATGCCGAGCATTTAAATCATAAACTGACAGAACTGCTTAACGAAGGCACTGTTCATGAAGATGGATTTGTTCGTGATGCAGTTTCTTTGCATAAGGAAGTAAGAGAAACCGTCAAAGACTTGATGCGCTTCCAAGACCAATGGGGTCCACAAGGTGAAACGCAACAAGTCAATCAAACATTCAATATTTTGCAGGTTGAACTAAATAAAGAAAGTCCTGAAACGTGGGCAAGAATCAAAGCGCAATTGCAAGAAAACATGGGGGTTGAATAATGCCAATGATGGGAAGAGGTTCTGACACCCGAATGTATGCACCACGTAGTGAATCGGAAACGATGTATTCTTCGGCTAATGAAGACGGTGGAAAATACAGTGGTAACACAGCCGAAGAAAAAGAAAAGAAAGAAGAAAATCGCAAGTTGCGAGCCGAAGAACGTAAGCAACGACGTGATAAAATAAAACACATCAAGATTCGTTCAACTCAAGGATTGAAGGGTGAAGAGTCACCTGTTCCTGAAGACGATAGTAACAAGCGGGACGATGAGCGTGAGATTAGTCTACAAGGTGGTCCGGCGGGTAGTCGTGGTAATCTTCTCGACCTTGCAACAGGTGCAAAGACGGGTACAGGTTCAGCAATGACTGGACCGTTGCCGATTGCAATGAGTGAGCCGATGGATGGTGCTTGGAGTTCGCTACTCAAGGCTGTGCTTCATGACCAAAGAGGTGCTGTGTATAATCCTCGATTTAGAACAAGTGAATCACCAAGTCAAAAAAACATAGCGGAAGGTCAAGCATTCGGAATGGTTGGCTCACGACGTGCGGCTGGAGTACCTGCTGAAACTCGTGCAAGACAATTGGCTATGGGTCAAAAAAGATTGGACGCAGGTATTGATAAAAGACTGATGTACAGTAACCCTGACTATTATGATTACTTGGTGGCTCGTACCCAACTTCTTCCTTCAAATCAACAAGAATTACCTTATCCTCCTATAGAAAGAAGAAATATTACACGATTAGGTGGAGGAGATTTTGCAGGTGGGCGACGTGGCTCGATTGCTCAACGTGCAGGGTTTGATGCAAGTCCAGCACAATTACACAATTTACAACGTCTTTCTACAACAATGATACCTCAAAAATTTATGATGCGAGATGACGCAGTTGATTATTCAGGTTTAACCCCATCACCAGTACCAAACATGGTATTTACTTCTGATGGCACTCTTATACCAGACCCTCGTCTTGAACAAAAATCCAGTGACTTTGTATTGGTGTCTAATATTCTCAAACGTGAAACACCCAAGAGTATTGAGTCACGTCGCCGTCGTGAAAAACGACAACAGTTCCGTCCATCTACAGGTCAATTCAAACGACCACCCGGTGGTATGAATCCTGTCGGTGCGACTATGAAGCGATTTAGAGCACGTATGCGAGGTATCAAGGGTGGTAAGAAAACAGGTTTGATGAAGCCACATTTGTCTGTTGAGATGAGCCACCGTGGTATTGCTACAAAGCAACCAATGTCCAAAGACCCGCAAAAGTATCGACAATACATGGGTCAATCCGAGGCTCGTAAAATACTTGGTAATGTACGTTCAACATTTTCACCACACGCTCGATACGGTGAACGCTCCGTCACAGCAGGTCCAACAGGTGCAGGTCGTCTTGGTGGTTTGATGCCCGGACAATCAGGACAAATGAGGCAACCTTCGTTGCGACAAATTGGTGTGCGTCGTCCACGACTACGACGACCTCGTAATCCTGTCATGGCTCCCGCACCACCAATGGGTGTACCAAGTCCACCTATGCAAGCACCATCAAGTATCTCACCGTTGCCTCAAGCATCAACCCCAATGATGATGAGTGATGAACGTACAGAAAGCGAGTTGCTCAAAGCAAGACGTGGTAGCCTAATGTATCACAAACTCAATCTTCTTCGTCGTTTGATTGCGGCACAAGAACGTGCTGAACGTATGCATAAGTCAATGCAAGGTACACGTTCAGCAATGGAAAACGGCCATGTCCCAAGTCACCCTGCGGCTGTTCGTGCAAAAGACGAAGAAGACCCCGAAGGTCCAACTGAAAATTTGGAAACAGATGCAAAGCGATTTGGACTTGACCCTGCTGGATATTTGACCTCAAAGCGGGGGCATATGGGATGATTCGTATTCAGCCTCCACGTTTACTCAAAGCATGGAGTATGATGCTTCACCCGCCCGAAGGACCAGTTAATGTTCGCAATCCCCCTGCTACAACGTTTCGTCCACCACATGAACCTGATATTCCCGCTTTTGCACACAACGGTCGTGGAGATGTTATTGAAGGTGAGTTTGACGCAACACGAGAAGATGGGTCTTTAGGCCCGTTAGCGTATAAGACACAACACGGTAATTTTTATCATGGAATTGACGCTTTAGCAATGCAACTTGCTGATTTTTTCAATAAAACAGGTAAAGGTGACATAGACCCTATTGCGGTGATTAACAAGGCTATTGATAATTTTAATCGCTCTCACACACATGGACATCACCATGAATTACCACCGTTTGACAACTTAGCATGGCGAAAAATACGAGCAAATCAACTACCTGCTGGTACAACATCAAAAGATGAAGATGGAAAAGAAATTACTGACCGTCAAAGTCGCACACATAACAATACGCTGATTACAACACTTACCAACAAAAATCCAGACCAAACACCACATGGTCGATTTATTGAATCGTATTACATTCCATTTCATCAAAATCTATTTCATTTACTTCAGGACATAGGTTATGAAGACCGTCAAATCAAAGGTTCTCTCAAATCAGGTGTGACCTATCCTTATGTTTATGCAAAAGATACTGCACCGCAGCGTTGGGCGTATTCAAGCAAAGGAGAGCACCCTGATACGTACACCAGTGAAATGATGGAAAATGCCCCTGATGATTATTTTCCTGAACAGCAAAGTGTACATACATGGGAAACAGTGCATCACTTACCTGACATTTTCTTTTATCCGTCACGTTCAATGGACAAAGACATTATGAGTGGAGGTCAAGCACCGACAAAACTTGTAGCGGCGGCTCATGACATGATTAACCAAGCATTGGAGCAGGGCGGTATTGAGTCCATTCCTGATGTACCAGTTACCCTCAATACAGGTACACTTGGTTCACCAAATATGATACAGCGAGGTCTTCGTGAAATTCTTAGTAACAAAGACCTCAAAGAAGCACTTGTCAAAGACATGGCACACGTACCCGCACTCATGTATTTGTTTGGTCGCAGTTATCAAGGTAATTTCAAAAAGTTGTATAACTACATGATGGAAAAATATGGTGAGCCTGAAGATTTACTTTCAGCCGAAGAACATGGCAAGTACTTCAAGGCAGGGGAAAAGGGCGGTCAAGGTTTACACAAAAATGCAAAACGTGTCATGTCGGTTGCACGTTCTTCGGGTCAAGGAGAAAATGAAAATCGCAGTAAGTTCGGTGAACATCAAATTACATCCGATGAACTTGAAGTCATGGGGCTACCTTACAGCGAACAGCGACTTGGACAAGTAGACCGATTCCGTAATGTTATCGAAGCATTAGCCAACCACCAAGCCGAATCACGAGGCCACACTGTGCAAATGGGTATCGGTGAAATCCCAACAGACCCAATGCGAATGCAAAACATACATGGTTATCCTATTCGTGACCCTGAAACTGGTGAGTTCCCTGCACCAGTATTGGATGAACACATGGAAGCGTATTTTCACACTCTTGCTGATTTTGCGCCAAACAAAGAAGGAATGTCCCAGCCGGAAGGTGTACCTCCCGTTGAACAGGCAAGAACACCTCCGCCTGTTCCAACACCACTATCTCGTCCTGACATTCCGGCTGGGACACCTTCTCCTGAATTTCAGCAACTACGACCCGGTATTGCTGATTTCACACCAGCACAATTTCGTGAAATGTTGCAAATTGCAGGGGCAACCCGACCGCAACCAATTAGTGATGCCCCTTTGACCGAATTGGAAGCAAGGTCACAGCAAGCCTTATCAGACCCACGCCAACGTCTGCTGACTGATTACATGAAGGCCGAGGACATGCATCTTCCACTTATGGACAGACTCATGAAGGCTCTTGAGCGTATGCAATACAAAGAAGCAAGCCTTGACGGTGACGTTTCTACACACATTACTCCATCGCTACAATCACCAGTAAATCTTGCAAAATACACAGGATTGACCAGTAGCGAAGTTACGGCAATACAACATACAATGGGTGACTGGCATAACATTGCTAAGTCGTATAATGTAAAACCAAAAATTGTAAAAATCATAAAAATGAATTTGAGGTGAAAGTATGTCAAATAAACCAGTTTTAGTATTGAAAGATATTCAAACATTGCAAACCGTAGGTGCGAGTAAAAGACCTTCTTTTATGGGCATGTTGAGAACTGCATTAACTGGTAAAGATAGAGAAGGTAGCCCAGTCGGAAGAATGCGTCGATTAGGCAATGCATTAGGCGTAGGTGCAAAAACTGCCGCCGGAGCCGGAGCAGCCCTTCAAGCGGCTCACTCAATGCAAGGTGGTAACTTATTTGCTCCTCTTCAAATAGGTCAAATGTACGAAGGACTTGACCCAACTGGTTCATTTAGTCAAGGTTACAATGAGAATTTTGGTGAAGGAGATTCTATTCGACAAAGAAGAAACACAGCAGACCAAGCGCAAAGACAGTTTCAAGCGCAATATGGTCCTCAACAAATAACCGCACCAGTTCCAGTTTCATCAGCAGTTTCTACCAATGTACCACCTCCTACTATAGATGGAACGTCTAACACAGCCTACACCGGTATGGCCCCAGCAGCAACGGCTCCAGCAACTACAGCAACACCTCAATCTAATGCAACACTACAAACATTAGCGAATGACCCGGATGCTATACGAAGACTTGCAATGGCAATGAGTGGTAATCCAGCACAACAAACTGGAACAATGATGCCTACACAAGCATCACCAGCAGGTGTACCCCAATCTGTTGTGGGACAAACGGCTCAACAACTGGCTCTAACAACAAACCAACCTATGCAAACACCCGGTGGACCTGCTGTACCGCAACAAACACCCGGTGTACAACAACAATTACAATTCCGCCCCAGTGGACCGCAAGGCGCACTACCACCTGTACCCGGTGCAATGCCACAAGGTCCACCAACTCACCAACAAAGTCAATTTAATCCACGACAACCCCTTGACCCAAGAATGTTTCAATCATCCAACGATTTTGTACACGATTTGTTTGACACAATGGGAACGTATCTGTACAAAATGACCCCTGAAGAAGCAGGTGCTTTTGCAGTTGATGCCTATTTTAAAATGCGAGAGTGAGTAAATGAGCGAAGACATTCAAGCCTTCATTGATGAAATGGATGCGAAGATGTCGGCAAAGTCATTTCGATACTTCTTTGAAAATATACTTGGATTTGATTATTCGTACCATCATGAATGTTGGGACAAAGGATTGGAAGAAAACCGATACTACTGTGTCAAAGCAAGTCGTGACCACGGCAAGTCTGTTTTCTTCATGTCCTACGCTTTATGGCTTGCAGCCTTCAACCCCGGTAAGCACATTATGATTTTCTCACACTCACTTGAACAGACGCTTGAACACATGCGATTTATTCGCAACAACATTGAATCAACATCTATTTTACGTGAATTGATACCACAAGGCCGACCGTGGAGAAAGACATACTTTGAGTTTGCAAACGGAAGCCGTATGATGGCAAAGTCGGTTGGTGGAGGTACTCGTGGTTTCCACCCTGATGTGGTTGTATGCGACGATATTCTATGGGGTACAACGGGTACTGAACTGCAACGTGCGGCTGATTGGTTCTACGGTGTATTGCTACCTGTACTGCACCACAGTGGACGAATGATGATTGTTGGAACACCGTTTTCGTATAACGACTTGTACGCTGAACTGGAGGAAAGAGATGCTTTCACTGTTGAAACATACCCTGCTATCAACAATGAGGGTGAAGCACTATGGCC